CTCATCGTCTGCGTAAGTTCGCTTTTTAATAATTTCAGTGAGATTGCCTCTAGCCCATTCCAGACCTTGTATTGATCCTACAAGTTGTCTATAATGAGCATAATCTTCAGCAGCCCCACCACTCAATGTAATCCTGAGTTTCTGAATTTCTTCATTAACTTCCTGAATTACTTCATCCCAAATTTCCATTGGTTAGGTTTTTTTACCTTTTACAGGATTTGGAAAATCCCATTTCCCATGATCCCATTCATCTAGAGCAGCAGTTGATTCCCACTGACCTACTGCTTCAGCCTTGAAGGGATCTCCAAAAGTTACTGGTCTATAAGATTTTGTTTGTTTAGAAGTAATATAACCTTTACCTTTCGTCATTTGTTTTATCTTTATTGCCATGCTTAACCTCCTTCTTTCTTGGATTGTTCAATTGCTAATTTAACTAATGCTTCAAGACCTTTCATATCCAGATCTTTTTCATCTCTTTTATTTTGTTCAATGATATCTTTCATAATTCTGTCTTTAGCTCTTTTATCTTCAGCATTAATTTCCATTTCTTTAATTTCTTTTTTAGAATCTCTATCTTTTGAATCTTTTTCTTTCTTAAATTCGTCTGTAGCACCTGACTTCAACATATCTATAATTTGTTCGTTTTCATCTAGTTCAAGCTGCTTATTCTTAATCTCCATTTCAGCAGCTTGTACAACTGTATCTGATTTCAGCTTCTCTTTCTGTAATTCTACTTTAGCTTGTTCCAGAGCTACCAGTTGCTGTTCTGGTGATTGTGCCTGACCCATAGCCTGATTAGCATTCATTACCTGTTGAGCAGCCTGAGCCATTATCATTTCTATTGTATTTGGATTTTGTGCTTGTTCTGGTGGAACTTGTGTCATGAGTTGTTCAGTTACTCCATTAACCTGTTCCTGATATTTCATTACAGAATGTTCCTGAATATTAGCCTGAAGTATAGGCTGTATTCTCTGCATAATAGGATTAGCTCCATTCTTAGGATCTTGCAGATATGCCATCTTAACCTGAATATGAGCATCATGGTTCTGCCCCGGAAAAGCTGCTATAGGTATTCCCTTCGTAGCAGCTATAATATCCGACACAGGGTCCATAGGCTTAGGCTCTATCTTGGGAGGGAGTATTTCTTCAAGGTTAGGCATATTGGCAGCATTGAGTATTGTTCTATTTAATGCTTCCATATTAAACATACCGGGAGGAGACTGTTGTGCCATCTGAAGAGCCATATTAGCCATCATCATGCGGTGAGCATTAGATGGTATATTGGGATCAGAGACAGGAACTATATCTACTCTTCCATCGAAATCATTTTTAAATATACTACGGTCTTCAAAGGGAACATCATAAGGATATTCTGCTGGAAGATAATCATAATCTATCTTAGCCAGTATTCTAAATTCATCTCTTTGTGCTTTATGAAGACGTTTATGTATGGCGGTGAAGAACTTACTACTGGCTTCAAGGAGAGCCATAGTTGTTCCAACAGGTCCATAGGAGGCAGCATCAGAGATAACCTGCTCTGTGCTATCCGCAAACTTCTGACCAGCAGTAGCTACGAATTGTAACATCTGAAACAGAGTAGAGGAAGGCTCTTTATAGGGGAGAGGAATAATAGCCTTTGCAAGATCCATTCCAGTTGCTTCAACCTCCTTGAACTCACCGGGGGAGATAGGATCATTGTCACCAACAATTCTAAGTCCCTTGGCCTTGAAACCTCCGGGCAAATTTGCAAACTGACCTGCATCAATCAGGGATCTCATTGCAGCAGTTGCACTCATGGTAAGATTGCCAAGGAAGTGTATCAGGCCCAATCCATAGAAACCAAAACCCGGAACAAACCTGTAGTGTACAAAGTGACTACGTTTTTCCATATTTGAATCATCAGGTTCATAATTCCTACGAATACTCATTACCTGTCGGCTTTGTTCTTCCACTGTTACGATATAGGGAAGTGACTGATCCTTGTCTTCAATATCGAGATAACAGTGTTGTTCAAGTAATACATATTGAGGATCTTTATCAGAAGAGGGAGTTAATCCCAGAATAGTATCCATCTTCTGTGTGAAAGCTGTGACACTGGATTGATTAGGTTGAGGTAGATCAATATCCTTATATACACCAGCCAGAACATCTTTCTCAAGTTCTACAGGACTTCTATAAATTACATGAGTGTACCTGTCTGCATTCCTAAGATCAGTTGCATAGTAGGAGACATAAAACTGATCAATGGGAATAAATTCAGAGACAGGACGTTTAAGTGTAGAACTATAGTATATCTTTTTAAATGCCGATCCTATCAAGGGGAGATGGAAAAGCATTCTTTCAAATTCATCAAAGTATTCAGGCATCTGTTCAGTAAGCTGATAGTTCATGAAGTTCTGAACACGATTAGCCTGTGTCTCCTTCTCAGGAGTTATCTTGCCAAGTATATTTGCCTTTACAGGACCATTGCTGGGAAAGAGTTCTCCTGAAGCCTTGGACTGAAACTTGACTGCTGATTCGATCAGGAGAGGATGTACTGCTGTACATGCACCATCAAAAGGTTCCGATCCCGGTTCAAGCTTGAGTCCCAGTAGATCAAAACCTCTTTCAAACATGGACTCCCATTCTGCTCTGGAATCCTTGTCTGCCTGATAATTGTCTATAACATCTGTTGATATATCAAATAGTGTAGCTTCTTCCAGAGTATCACACAGATCTCCATACCATTCAGAAATAGATTCTGAAGGTTTCATGACTATATCTTCTTCACTGGCAAAGTCTACAGTTACTCCACCATCTTCTTCCACTTCAAAGGTAGCGTCAAGTTCTGTTTCTTCTACTGGAGCCATAGGAACTACATTAGGTACTTCTTCTGGTATTGTCTCATATGGATTTTTTTCTATAGCCATGTTCTATCCTATATTAAAATCTCTACCGGGATACGCTTGAGCTAATACACCTTTTTTTAAGCTGGCAAGTCCTTCTGCTCTGGTAGCAGCAGGACCACGCCTAGATACTAATTCTTTCATTGTTCCTTTTGCAGGAGCAACATCTTCTTCTACTGTTTCAGAAACAGAAGCTACTTCTCTTACAGGTCTACGCCTACGCTTATCTTCAACTACATTACCTTCATCTTCATATTCACCTTGAAGAGGCATTTCATTAATAGTTCCATCACTATAAATATAATAACTTACACCACCTATCGTTCCTGTTCCTATTACTCCCATCATTCTTCCTATCGCATTAGCACCTGATGCCAACATAGATCCCGGCATAAACCAAGGTACATTAAGGAAACTTGCTCCAACATTATCCATATGTTCTTTAGCTGCCTCTAGAATAGCTTCGTTTGTTTCTTTTTCTGTTGCTTCGCTTGAATCAAATGCTTTTTCCTGACCACGTTGAGCAACTCTCCTACCCGGACTTCTCCTCTGGGCCTGTGTTTTTTTAACTGCATCTATCATCGATGTTTGTACTAAATTTACTATATCCAATTGTTCATCTTTAGCTGTCCTTGCCATAAATAATGGATCAGTAGTAGACCTTCCTCTAAATAAATTAACAACTTTATCAAATACGTTTTGATCTCTATAATAACCGGGAGCATCATAACCTTCTCCTTGAAAATATAGATCTCCTCTACTATCAGCTTCTCCGGGTCCAGCTAGTCTTGGTCCTTTTTCTAGATCTGTATAATCTATTTGCCAATCTGGTAGGTCTGCTCCAGCGGCATAGTCTTTATCAGAAGGCGCATATTCAGTTACTGCCTCTTCAAAAAAACCATAATCATCTCCTACAACATCTGTACCTGTATATCCTGAAAGAGAAGGATCAGCCATACTTGAATAAGCATCTTCTCCACCCCATCCACTTGTATCTTCTCCACCCATCCAATCTGCACCTTCAAAATCATAAGCAGGGATACCCTTTACCTTCTTACCACTACCACCCATAGCCTTCAGAGCAGAAGCTTCATCTGGGTTGATCCATGCCAGACTGTGAGGCTGTCCGTTTATCTTGATGGATTTATTAAGATTGGAAAGACCACCACCTTTATCTCTATAGACAAATCT